AAAATGAAAAATTAAATTATGGAAACTATAAAACACTTATTAGGTTTTTGTGGGGAACATTGGCATCCTAACTTATTTACAATTTCAATTACATTAATCATATTAAAATTAGTTTATGAAAAATATTTTAGCAAAACTTTTTGGAGCAGCAGGTTCTAATATAGCAGAAAAAATTTCTGGTATAATAGACACACATACTTTTAGTAAAGTTGAAAAAGCTCAATTTGAAAAAGAGATGGAGCAGATATTTATAAAAGCTGAACTTGATTTAGAAAAAGAAATAACATCAAGACACGCAGCAGATATGTCAAGCGATAGTTGGTTAAGTAAAAACATAAGACCTATGCTAACTATATTTTCTTTGTTCCTATACACTCTATTTGCTTTAATAGACGGAAACATAGGAGAATTTAATATAGCGAATCAATACGTTGATTTACTTGGTCAAATAGTTATAATGAGTTTAGGATTTTATTTTACATCAAGAGGTATAGAGAAAACTGCTAAAATAATTAAAAAGTAAAATTAAATAATATTTTATATATTTGTCTGGCTTATAGCAAAACTTGCACAACCTAATAAAGATGGACGGTGCTTGGAACAGGTAATTAAAATTATTTCTTTTTTGTAGGCTTTTTTCTTTCTTTTTCTTTTTGTCCTTTTTCTTTTTCTTTCTTTTTAGTTATTATGAATTGTAGATACTGTAAAATAAAAATGTTATATTTAGGAAGCGACCAAAATGGTTATTATTACTTGTGTTTAAAATGTAATAACGTCATACCAACTAATGAAGAAATTAAGCAGAAGTAAACTTATAAAAAAACTTGACAAAGTATTTAGTTTATATATAAGACAAAGATATGCTAAAAATGAAATAGCTCAATGTTTTACTTGTGGCAAAAAAAATCATTGGAAAAAATTACAATGTGGACACTTCCAAAGTCGTAAACACTATTCAACAAGATGGGATGAAATAAACTGTCAAGTACAATGCGCAGGTTGCAATGTATTTAAGTATGGGGAACAATTTATTTTTGGTAAAAATCTTGATTTAGAATATGGAGCTGGATGTTCAGAAGCACTTTATTATAAGGCAAAACAAATAACTAAATTCTCTACACCTGAAATAGAGGAGTTAATAAATAAATATAACTTGTTAATAAACGACTTAAACTAATTTATATATTTATAGTGTTCTGTACATTTGTCTTTGTCAAGAAAGGGGGTTAATTTTATTAGCTCCTTTTTTTTATTAAATATTTTGTGTATATTTATGATTCATTTAAAAATAAATATATGACAAAAGAAAGAACAATTTCCTATCACGAACATTACGTTCAAGTTGGTTTTTATCAAAACTTTATCAAAGGTAAAGAAGAAGAAATACAAAAACTTAAAAAACAATTACAATTTACTTTAGAAGCAAAAGATGTTTTAGAAGCTAAATTGGAAGTACAATCGCAAAATCTACTGACATTATGAACAAAGAAAAATTAAAAGAACTTTACGAGAAGTACGAATTAAATCCTAATCACTTTTTTAAACATCAACACTACACAATAATTACTCGTGCAGGAATTGATGCTATACAAGCTAAAGCACAAATTAATATTACTTATGATGTAGTAAAGTGCGAACCTAACTTTGCAGTATTTAAAGCTATTGCAACTAAAGGCGATTCTAAAATAGAAACATTTGGAAGTGCATTAAAAGGTGCAGGTTATAAAGATGGTTCTACTAATTCTTGGTATGTAGCTGAAATGGCAGAAAAACGTGCAATGAGTAGAGGTGTATTAAAACTATCAGGGTTTTATGAACTTGGTGTAATGTCAGAAGATGAATCTGAATCATTTAAAAAGAAAACTACAAAAGAAGAATTAATAACTAAAATTAAGAAAGATGTATAAAGAACATAACGCATTTGAAAATCAAATATTTGACCATTATAGGCAAAAAGCAAAAGAGTTAAATAAAGCAATTAATCTTTTAACTGAACACAATTATACAGTTATTGACCTTCAAGGTAAATGGATTACAAAAGAAAATAATATTAATATAAAAAATCAATAAATTATGAGTGCAATTATCAATGCAAGTATTAGGGTAGATAAATTACCTAAAGAAAAATTTATCAAAGGTAAAGACGGTGCGGTTTATTATAACTTAACAATTTCATTAAACGACGAAACAAGGTACGGTAATAATGTAGCTATTATGGATTCACAAACTAAAGAAGAACGCGAAGCTAAAGCACAAAGAAACTATCTTGGAAATGGTAAAGTAGTTTGGACTAACGACATTATAAAGTTAGCAGAAAGAGAAGAAGTAAATGCTTCTGCTCCTGTATCAAATGACTTACCATTTTAAGAACTAAAAAACATTTTTTTTTAAGAGGGGTCTAACACACCCCTTTTTTTTATATATTTATGCAAATGCAATTACGACTGGACGAACAACAAACAGAACAATATCTTATAATGCAATCTATTGAAGAAGATTGTAATATAGATATAAATGAAAAATTAGATTACCCTCCTGTAGCTTTATCGCTTGGAGAAACATTAATAAAAGGAAAAATAAAAGATATGCTTTTGCCAATACCTATTGGAACTTATGGAAACTTTAGCTTTGTACAAGCACCTCCAAAGACTAAAAAGACATTCTTTATATCATTAATAGCTTCCGTTTATTTATCAGACCAAAATCATTTCGGAGGAGATTTAAAAGGTCATAGAGAAGGCAAAGAATTAATTCACATAGATACAGAACAAGGTAAATGGCATTGTCAAAGAGTTTTTAAAAGAGTAGCAGAAATGTCTGGAACATCTAATGGTTACTTGACTTATGGTTTAAGAACTATAAATTATAAAGACAGAATTGATTTTATAGATTATTGTTTAGAACATAAAGCAGAAAATGCTGGTCTACTTATTGTAGATGGTATTGCAGACTTATGTGCAGACGTTAACAATATTGAAGAATCCAATGCTTGTGTTCAAAGACTTATGGAATGGTCAGCTAAACATAAAGTACATATTATGTGTGTGATACATTCTAACTTTGGTTCTGATAAACCTACAGGACATCTTGGAAGTTTTTTAGAAAAAAAAGCAGAAACACAAATACAATTAGAAGCAAATACAGTTAATAAAGAATGGATAACCGTTAAGTGCAAAAGAAGTAGAGGTTATGCGTTTGAGACATTTAGTTTTAAGGTAAATGATATAGGACTACCTGAAATCGTAGGGGATTTATACGACCCATTACAAAACTAAATTATGAAGAATTACTTATCGGAAATCTATAAGAAACATCAAGTATGGATTGACATTGTTTGCTCCTTTGGCTGCAATAAAGAAACTGCAGAAGATATTACACAGGAAATGTACATCAAAATTCAAAAAAGAATCAACAAAGGTTTAGACATAGATTTTGGAGATGACTATAATTATTACTATATTTTTAAAACATTGAAATCTTTATTCTTGGATTTAAAACGTAAAGAAGCAAAAGTGACTACATTATCTATAGACAATATGAGGGATTTTTTAGCAGACTTTGATTGTGCTAACTATGAAGATGTATATGCTACAATACAAAACGAACTAAACAATATGTATTGGTATGATAAAAAGATATTTGAAATAATAGAAGGTGGAGAAAGTATTGCACAACTATCACGAAAGTCTGGCATACCTTACTATTCACTTTACAACACTTATAAAAAAGTAAAAGAGAAACTAAAAAAATTATTATGACAATAGACATACCAAAAGAACTAAAATTAAAATGTTGGAATTATTTGCAAAATAATAATATGGGTAACAGACATTCTGCTAATGGAAATAAAGAAAACCAATTAGTAGGGTTATTAGGAGAAGTTTTGACTAAAGAAGTATTTAATGTAAAACATAAGTTTACTAATGGATTTGATGGAGGATTTGATTTTTTGTATAAGAATAAAAAAGTTGATGTAAAAACTATGGGTAGAAATGTATTTATGAAGGATGAATATGTACACCATTTGATAGCCTTTCAAGATAAATTTGATTGCGAAATATATATATTTAATTCATTGAACAAAAAAAACAATGTTTTAGAAATATGTGGCTGGGTTACAAAAGATGAATTATTACAAAAATCAGAATTTTTAAAAAAAGGTACTTTAAGAAAAAGAAATAATGGAACAAATTTCAAATTAAAAACAAATGGTTATTTCATTAAAAACAATCAATTAAATAATATAAACGAATTAATATGAGATTAGGAGACTTGATATTTTACTTCACAAAATATACAGGCATTAAATGGCTTGTAGATTGGTATTCAAAAAAGACTGGAACAGATTGTGGATGTGATAAAAGGAGAAAAAAATTCAATGAGATAAAAATTAAAAGATGGTAAAATTTAATAAATATGATTTCAAAAGATGGGAAGAATTTAGGCTTTCAAAAAAATCAACAATTAGTCGTGAAGAATTTGAAATGGTTTGTCAGTTCCACTCGACCTACTATAAGCATCCGATGCACCACCCTTGTACCTGCAATCCAAAACTAATTAATAAATGGATTCAAGAATTAAACGTAGTGTGGGATAATGGGAATTAAAACTATTAAAAAACTTGAAGAAGCTGTAGTTAAATTTTTGAACTTTGATGGCTGGAATTTAGAATGGACTGGAGATGGTTTTAAACACTATGACGCTTGTGGTTTTACACGCAAAGGAAATCCTTGTGTAATAGAAATGAAGTTTAGAAATAAATATTATGAAGATAAAATGTTAGAGAAGTCTAAATATGATGCTCTAATGAAAATGGATAAAGAAGTAGTTAAACTTTATTTTGTAAATGACCCTAAAGGTAATTACCTGTATTGGTTAAACACTTTAAAACTTCCAGAACCAGTAGATATGTATTGCCCTGATACTACACTATGGACTAAAAAAAGATTACTTAAACCTGTTTATTTACTCAAGGAAAACGAAGCCACAAGAATAAATCTAAATTAAGTTATTAAATATTTTGTTTATAACTTTAGTTGTTATATATTAGCTATATAATTACAACGAAGTAATTATTAAAAACAAAACAAAAAATGACAAATTTAGAAGAAAAAGTATTAGAGATTATATCTTGGGGAGATGATTACGAAGAAACACCTGCAGAATGTTTTGATAATATAATCGATAGTTTTAATGGAAGCAAAGACCAATTAAAAGGTGTTTTAGGTTCGCTATTAAAAAAACAATTAATATTTGAAGGCGAATATCCAAACGGATTAACAAGCTATCATTTAAACAATCAATAATAACAATGGGAGGGTAAAACCTCCCTTTTTTTTTAATTAGATTATTAAACATTATGTTTATAAACCAATTTTGATTACTTTTATAGAATGATATTACTCATAGACGCAGACAGCTTAATCTTCGCAAGTTGCTACAGAACAAAAGACGAAGAAAACCAAGACCCTTACTATAGAGACATAGAAGATTCTATTGCTAAATTCGATGAACAATATATGAAAATTGTAAACGATTTAGAAGAAGATTACGAAATAGAAAAAGTAATTACATTTAACGGAAGCAAAGGAAACTTTAGAAAAATACTAACACCAGTATATAAAGCAAACAGAAAGAAGCAAGAATTACCTCCACTTCTTCACGATATGCACCAATACGTTAAAGATACTTTTGAAAGCAAATTTGTATATGGATTAGAAACAGACGATTTAGTAGCTAAATACTGGCAAACACTATCAAATGAATTTGGAAGGGATAATGTAATGATTGTAAGTATAGACAAGGACTACAAACAATTTCCTTGCTTAATGTATAACTATCACTACAAACATAGAGTAGTATTAGACATAAGCGAACAAGAAGCATTATATAACTTCTATGAACAAATGATAGTAGGAGATACTGCAGACAATGTAAACTACTTCAAAGGTAAAGGTAAAAAGTTTGCTGAAAGATATTATGCAGATTGTAAAACCAAATATCAATACACAAAAAAACTATACGAACTATTTAAAGAACAATACAAAGGTAAGGCAAGACAGAAATAC